ACCATCACAACCCGCAAAGGATCGCCGAACGTGAAAATCACCGCCGACCGCGACGCCCTGCTCGCCGCCTACACGCCGGCCGCGGCCGTCGCCCCTAGCAAGAGCCCGAAGCCGATTTTGCAGTCCGTCAAGGTCTCCGCCGAGGGCGGGACCTGCGTCTTCACCGGCACGAACCTCGAACTCGGCGTCTCGTGCCGCGCCCTCGGCGTCGAGGTCCTCGACCCCGGCTCGGCCGTCCTGCCGCCCCGCTTCGCCGCGATCCTCCGCACCGCCCCGGCCGGCTGCACGGTCCTGATCGACGCCGTCCCCGCCGCGAACGGCCACACGCTCCACGTCCGCGCCGGCTCGTCCCGGTTCGAGCTGGCGACCGAGGACCCGGCGCTCTTCCCCGAGCCCCCCGAGGCCCCCGCGGGCGGATCGCTGGAGATCCCCGCCGCCGACCTCGCCCGCATGATCCGCCGGACGATCTTCGCCTGCGACGAGGAGTCGACCCGCTACGCCCTCGGCGGGACGCTGGTCGAGCCCGACGGCGACGGCCTCGCCCTGATCGGCACCGACGGCCGCCGCCTGGCCCGGCAGACGGGCTCCTGCACGTACCTCGGCGAACGGCCCCCCGGCTCGCCGGTCTTCCCCGTCCGGGCGTGGAAGGTGTTGCTCAAGCACCTCGACGAAGGCGTGGCCGTCGGCCTCGCGTTCGACCGCAACTCCGCCCACGTCGACGCCGGCGCCGTCAAGCTCTGGACCCGCCTCGTCGAGGGCCGCTTCCCCCGGTACCAGGACGTGTTCCCCGGCGAGAAGCGCGGCACGCTCGCGACCGACGCCGGGTCGCTCCTCTCCGCCTTCCGTCAGGCCCAGGTCTGCACGAGCGACGAGTCCCGGGGCGTCGACCTCAAGCTCCGCCCCGGCGCCGTCTCCCTCGCCGCCCAGGCCGCCGACGTCGGCGCGTCCACCGTGGACCTCGCCGCCGCTTACGAGGGCCCGGAGATGGTCCTCTCGCTCGACGTCCGCTACCTCGTCGACGTCCTCGGCGCGCTCGACCCGGAGCTCGCCCTCGGGCTCGAAGTCATCGACCACAAGAACGCCGCCGTCATGCGGACCGACGACGGCTACGTCTACGTGATCATGCCCCTGACGAGGGACCGCTGATGGGCCTCTCCTACGAAGAGGCCGCCGCCGTCGGCCTCGGCCACCTTCATCCCGACGCCCCCGGCAGCCGGATCGTCGCCGCGGCGTGCCCGCTGCCGACGGAGCCGCCGAAGCCCAACAAGTTTCACGCCGAGGCGACGACGTACAACGGCGTCCGCTACGACTCCAAGGCCGAGGCGAACCACGCCCGGAAGCTCGACCAGGACAAGGCCGCCGGCCAGGTCCGCTGGTGGGTCCGGCAGGTCGCCGTGGGGCTCGGGCCCGACCACCGCACCGTGGTCGACTTCCTCGTCTGCCGGTTCGACGGCGTCGCGCAGTTCCACGAGGTCAAGGGCCACGAGACCGCCCCGTGGCGCCGCACCCGCCGCCTCTGGCGCAAGTACGGCCCCTCGCACGGCCCCCAGCCCCTGCTCGTGTTCCGGCGCGGCAAGCTCGCCGAGACCATCGTCCCCGACGGCACCGACGAGGACGAAGCCCCGTGAAATCCTGCCTCGGCTGGCTCTGGTTCTGGCTCGTCGCCGCCGTCGCCGCGCTGGCCCTCTGGTCGCACTCGGGGCCGGGGCCGGCGACGGAGGCCCCTGCCATCCTTGGGAGATCAAGGTGAACCTTCAACTGAATTTCGACAGCGTCGACAGCTATCGCGATTTTCTCGCGGTCAAATCCCTGCCGTGCTATCGCTTCAAGGGTCGCATCGCGGAGTTCCCCGACGAGTACGTGGATCGGCTTGGTCGCCGTCCCGCGCAAAGAGCACGCGAGACCTACGAGCCGATTCCGGGCCTGTTCGATTACCAGCGCGACATCGCCGGCATGGCGATCAGCAAGCGCAAATATGCCGTTTTTGCTGATTGTGGGTTAGGAAAAACGAGAATCTTCCTGGAATACGCCAGGCACGCATCGGCCGCGCTCGGACGCGGGCGCCGCGTGCTGATCATTTCTCCGCTCATGGTGATCGAGCAGACGATCGCCGAGGCGAGGTCGGTCTACGGCGACGCACTGCCGATGGAGCGGGTCAAGGCCGCGGGCCTCGACGCGTGGCTCGCGAGCGACGGCGGGGCGATCGGCGTCACGAATTACGAGGCCCTCGACGACTCGCTCGAACCCGGCCGCCTTGGCGCCCTGATCCTCGACGAGTCGAGCATGCTCAAGAGCCATTACGGCAAGTGGGGGGCCGTCTGCCTGCGGCTCGGCCGCGGGCTCGACTGGAAGCTCGCCCTGACCGGGACGCCCGCCCCCAACGACCGGATCGAGTACGCCAATCACGCCGTTTTTCTCGACGCTTTCCCGACGGTCAATTCGTTCCTCGCCCGGTTCTTCGTCAACCGCGGACAGACTCAGGAGCGCTGGGAGATGAAGCCGCACGCGATCGGGCCGTTCTACCGGGCCCTGTCGCACTGGTCGATTTTCCTCACGAACCCGTCGACCTACGGATGGCAGGACAACGCCGGCAGCATCCCGCCGATCCGCACGCACATCCATGAAGTCGAGTTGACCGAGGCCCAGAACGCCGCGACTCGCGACCTGACCGGGATGCTGTTCGCGGGCGACCCGGGCGGCATCGGCAAGCGGGCCAAGCTCGCCCGGATCGCCAAGACGGGCGATAGCCTCAAGCCCGCGTTCATCCGCGGCCTGATCGAGTCGTGGCCCGACGAGTCCACGATCGTCTGGTGCAAGTTCAACGAGGAGCAGGACCGGCTCGCGAGGGAGCTGCCCGGAGCCGCGTCGATCAGCGGGGACACGCCATACGAGGAGCGGATGCGCATCGTCGATCTATTCCGCGCAGGCGCGATCCGGGTGCTCGTCAGCAAGCCCAAACTGCTCGGCCTCGGCCTTAATCTTCAGGTTGCGACGCGACAGATATTCAGTTCATTGCACGACTCCTATGAGGAGTATTACCAGGCCGTGAAGCGGTCCAACCGCGTCGGATCGACCCGGCCGCTCAACGTCCACCTGCCCGTCACCGAGGCCGAGCGGCCCATGCTGGAGAACGTGCTCCGCAAAGCCGACCGGGTGCATCAGGACACCATCGAACAGGAGGCGATGTTCCTCAATGCTCACGCCCAATGAGAAGTACCGAATCCACAAGGGCGACTGCATCCCATTCATGGCGTCAATGCCGTCGCACAGCATCGATTTTTCCGTCTTCTCGCCGCCCTTCCCGAGCTTGTACGCATACACGAGCTGCGCGGAGGACATCGGGAACAGCGAAAACCTCAAGGGCGAGGCGAAGATACATCTCTCGTTCTTCTATCGCCAGTTCGCGCGCATCCTCAAGCCTGGACGGGTCGCCGTGGTCCACGTGGCTCAGATTCCGCGGATGAAGCGTTCCGGCGAGGCGGGCCTATTCGACTTCCGCGGCCTCAACATCCGGCTCGGGGAGCGGGCCGGGCTCGTCTTCGAGTACGACTGGTGCGTCTCGAAGAACCCCCAATCCCAAGCGATCCGCACCAAGAGCCGAGAGCTTCAGTTTGCCGGGCTCGAAGCCGACCGCGCCAGGTCTCGCGGGGCGCTTCCGGATTATCTCCTGAAATTTCGTGCCCCCGGCGACAACGTCGTGCCGGTCACGGCGGACGCAGAGGTCTCGCGGTCGGAGTGGATCGCGTGGGCCGAATCGTGCTGGCCCTGGCAGGAGATCCGCGAGACCGACACGCTCAACGTCGCCGAAGGCCGCGGCGAGGACGACACCAAGCATATCTGCCCACTGCAACTCTCGGTCATCGACCGCGTCGTCCGGCTCTACACCAACCCCGGCGAAATCGTGTTCAGCCCGTTCGCCGGCATCGGCTCCGAGGGGTTCGTGGCGGTTAAGCGCGGCCGGCGGTTCCTCGGCTGCGAGATCAAGGACGAATACGTCCGGGCCGCCGAAGCGAACCTTTCGCGGGCGTCAAGGATTCAGTCGGAGTCGCGGCGGACGCTGTTCGACTTGGCGACATAACCCAGGAGCCCCGCCCGTGACCCCCAAGCCCCCGTCCCGCGTCTTCGAGGTCCGCGTCGCCACGCGCCATCACGGCTCCCGGGCGCTCCACCGCTACGCCCCGAGCGAGGCCGCGGCCTGCACCGCCGCCCGCCTGCTCCCGAGCGCGATCCGCGTGCTCTCGTGCATCCCGCTCACGTCGAAGGAGACGAGGGCCGTGCTGGGCCTGACGAAAGGAGGACGCCGTTGAACGTCGTCGCCCACTTCAGCCAGGTCGACGCCCCCGGCCGCATGGCGGGGGTCCGCTGGATCGCCGAACTCGTCGATCCCACGGGCTGGCGCACGTCGCCCTACGCCGTCGCCTGGATCACGGACGCCCGGCCGGTGCTCGGGATGAGCCTCGATTACGTCCTCGTCCCCGACGAGTGCCGCCGCCGCGGCTACGGGGCGGAGCTCGTCCGGGCCTGCCTCGAGCGCTGGCCCGACCTGATCCCGACCAACCCCATCGGCCCCGAGGGCGAGGCGCTCATGGCGTCGCTCGTCCGGCAGGGCGTCTTCGCGGAGGGCTGAATGCCCCACTTCAACGACGAGCCCTGCCCCTGCGGCCGTGGGCAGGCGATGGCCGAGCTTGCGGCGGAACTGGTGAAGCTCAAGCAGGATCACGAGGAGACCGAGACCATCGCCCTCCTCACCCACGAGATCTGCCTCGTGCTCCTCAAGCGGAGCGGCCTCGGCTACGCCGACCTCATGCGGGAAATCTCGGTCGTGCGGAAGCAATCGGGCGGCGGGATTCGGGCGATGCTGGACGAGCCGTGCGAACCCAAGGAAGGAGGCTGAGATGAGCGTGAACTATGGAGTTAAATTCACCGACATGTTCGGGCCGCAATTTTTGAGCGCCGCCGCCCCATTTCGCGCTGTGGGGTTCGATCCGCTCAGATCGCCCGGCTTCTGGGAATCGCTTCTCGCCACCACGCTCGGCGGAAAGCAGACCGGCCATCGGTGCGAACACGACGTCGAGATTGAGATCGGCGGTAATACCTACCGCATCGAATGCAAGTATTCTTCCCAATATTATCAGAGATACACCCCCGTCAATGGCCGCGACTATTCGCGACATGTATTCAAGTGGGCGAAACCCAGGGGCGGCGGCGGCAAGACGGGCGTCAACGCGCTCGTCCTCATCGGGCTGACCCCGGGCGACGTCATTTATTCGTGGTGCGTCCCGCGCGACGCGATTGAGCCCGGCTGCAAGTCCATCACCGTGGCTGCGCCCGAAGAGAGGCGCTCGACGACCTACGGCCGATGGGACGCCTACATGGCCCCCTTTGACGCGATCGTTGGCGCCGTGATGAGAGTCTGTCTCGGCTACGTCGGCGTCGCGACTAGACCGGCCAATCATGCCAAACGGCGAGCCCGCCGCGCCCGTCGCGAGGCCGAGAGGAGCTATCCGTTGTTCCCCGGCCCCTGAATCACCCCGTTTCGCCGCGAGCCTCGCGGCGGGTGAACCCCGTCCCCTTGCCACGAATGGAGACCAGCCTCATGGCCTCGAAGACCCCGAAGACCGCCCCGGCCGCGAAGGCCGCCGCCGAGCCCGCCAAGAGCCCCGCGGGCAAGCCCAAGGCCAAGCCGAAGGCCGCCGCGAAGCCCAAGGGCAAGTAACCGACGACCTCGCCGGGGTCGACGCACCGCCGTCGGCCCCGGCCCCCGCACAGGAGTCCCCCGTGTACTGCCTGACTCTCAAGCACCCCTGGCCATTTGCGGTGTGTTTTCTCGGAAAAACCGTCGAGAACCGCCGCTGGCGCCCGCCCGTCCGCGCCGTCGGCCAACGGCTCCTCATTCACGGCGGCCTCGTCCCGCGCTACCCGAGCGAACGCCTCGCCGCCCTCGAAACCGCCCGCGAACTCGCCGCCGTCCATCGGCCGGACATGGACGTCGACGACCTCGAAGACCGCGTCTTCGCCTGCACCGGCCTCGTCGCCGTCGCCCGCCTGGAAAAGTGCGTCGTGTCCAGCTTGAGCCCCTGGTTCCACGGCCCCTTCGGCTGGGTCCTCGGCGACGTCGTGGCGTTCCCCGAGCCCATCCCGTGCCTCGGGAAGCGGGGGCTGTGGGAGCTGCCGGCGGGGCTGCTCGGGGCGGTCGAGCGGGCGACGGAAGAGGGGAGGTCGATCAAGGCATGAGCGACAAATATTACGAGGAATACACGCAGAGATATCGCCGCAAATGCCGTCATTACAACGGCACGATTAATCCCCGCTGCGCAGCGGACGTGCATTACATCGAACTCGCCGGGCCCGGTCCACGCGGGGACAACACGGGATACGGCCACCGGCTGCCGTGTAATCCGGCCTGGGAGCACGACCCCAAACATGGCGAGCGCGTCACGTGCGAACGCTACGCGCCGTTGACGGACGAAGAGTGGGCGGCCAAGGAGGCAATGCGGGAGGCGGCTTTCGACCGCGCCCGCAAGGCCGGTCCGCTTTTCGACCGCATTCGACGCGAAAACAAGGGACGCTCGAACCGCGGCTCCGACCCATGCCCGGCGTGCGGAAACGGAACCATCATGTGGAGCATCGCCGGCTACAACGGCCACATTCACGCCCGCTGCTCCACGGCGGGCTGCATTTCATTCATGCAGTAGCCATCACGAAAGGATTCGCCCGTGAAGACCACCGTCGTCAACGTCCGCGGCAAGAGCCGCGAGGACCTCGAAGTCGACCCGCTGTTCGTCTACGTCGGCCGGGCCGTCGGCCGCTCCTCCGACGGCTGGCCCGCCTCCGACTTCGGCAACCCCTACCGGGCGTCCGGCCGCCTCGGGTCGATCGCCGCCGTCCGCGACTTCGAGAAGGATCTCCGCACCGCGATCAGGGAGCCCGGCGCGCAACGCGTCCACCCGTGTTTCCACGCCATGGCGAAGGCCCTGCCGACGCTGCGGGGCAAACGGCTCGGGTGCTGGTGTACGTGCTGGGATGGCGAGGGCGAGCCCGAGAAGCCGTGTCATGCGGTGGTGCTGGCCAGGCTGGCGGACGAGATCGGGGGTGGGAAATGAGCGAGGCGTCCGCCCCGATCAAGGTGAACGTCACGGAGGAGGACATCCGCGAGGGCGTCTGCGGCGACGCCCATCGGTGCGCCGTGGCGCAGGCACTCGCCCGGGCCACCGGCGACAGCGATCCGTGTGTCTGCGAGCGCGATTGGACGCTGTATATCTGCGTGCATTTACGCTATTTCGTAGCCCCAATGAGCGTCGTCGACTTCGTCCACCAATTCGACCGCCAGCCTCGCATGGTCGACGGCACTATCAATTTCGCTGGCGAGCACGCCCAGCCTCCGAAGCCCTTCGACTTCGAGCTGCCCCCGTTCGACAGCGGCAAATGGGAAGAGGCGTGCGACGACTGCGACGAACTGTATGCGGCCTCCGACCTTGACAACGACGGCTTGTGCTCGGCGTGTCGGCAGGAAGAGAAAGGAGGGGGTTCATGATGTTCTCCACCCGCCTCCGCAAGCTCCGCGAGGACCGCGGCTACACACTCCGCAAACTGGCCGCCGACGCGGGCATCTCGAATCCGCACCTCTCGCAACTCGAACGCGGCCAGGCGTCCCCCTCGGCGGCCGTCCTCGAACGCCTGGCCGACGCCCTCGGCTTCACGATGCACGAGCTTTGGAAGGGCGTGGGGCGGTGCGACCCGTCGGAGGCGGAGTCGCCGTCGGTGCTCGTGGAAGAGATCGCGGGCCTCGGGGCGTGCGACGTTTGCCAGGGCTTCAAACGAATCCCGAAGCGACGTGCCGGCAACTACGGCGGCTTCATCACCACGGAGTACACGGACATCCCCTGTCCGAAATGCGCAGGAGCCGCCCCATGAAGGACAAGCCCGTCGTCCACACCCTCGCCACCGCCGCCGAGTTCGCCAAGGTCGAGCCCAAGGTGATCCTCCGGTGGATCCGCGAGGGCCTCCGCGCCACCCCCGTCGGCACCGTCGGCCGGCGGGGGAAGCGGGACTATCGGATCTTCGAGGCGTGGCTCGTGGAGTTCATGGAGCGGCGGTCGGAGGTGGCACGGCCGGGGGTCGATGAAGATTCGGGCGAGAAGCCGAAGATCTTGAAATACCCGGTGCGACCCAAGGTCGACCCGATGAGCCTGACGATCGAGAGGAGGCGATGATGGCGACGGCCGAGACTTACGACGAACGCCGGGCCGCATTCCTTGCCGGCCTGATCGAGCTGACCCGGAGGACCCGCATCAGCATCTACGGCGGGAGCTTCTGCGGCGATGAAATGATGCTCACTGCGGATCACGGAGACGCCACAGACGATGAGATGAGCAAGTCCTATTACAAAGACGGGGGCGACGACTCGGGGCTCGAATTCCTGTATCCGGGCTGCACCGACTACATCGAGCCGCCGGCGATCACCCCCGACGCTTCCGCTGCACTGCCTCCGCCGTCCTCCTGATCCCCTCGTTCCTGAGGTGGGCATAGGTCGACAGCAGCACCCCCGGCGAGTTCCCCGCCGCCGCGCTGACCTGCTCGACCGAGGCCACGTCCAGCCCCGCCGTCTGCCAGTCGTGGCGGAACCAGTACAGCGTGAGCCCCTCGGGCGGCGGCACCCCGGCCGCCGCCGCGAGGGGCTTCAGCGTCTCGCGGAACCACTCGTCGAGCCCGTGGACCCCCAGGCCCCGCGTCCCGCGCGACCACGCCGGCAGGAACGCGAACGTCGGGTGTGCGGCCTCGGACCCGCGGGCGAGCTGCAGCGCCCGGGCGAGCTGCCGGGGCAGGGCGATGCGGCGGTCCTTCCCCCGGCGCTTCGTCCGCGACGGATCGACGACGATCACGCCCTCCCGCGAGTCGATCTCGTCCCACCGCAGGCCGCCCGCCTCGAACGGCCGGCACCCCGTCCAGGCGATCAGGGTGAGGCACAGGACCCGCAGCCGCCTCTCGACCCGGATGCGGGCCTGCCGCTTCGGGATCGGCTCGTTCGCCCACGCCCTGGCGATCCTCAGCAGCCGACGCGTCGTCGGCCAGTCGACGAGCTTCGGCGTCGTGCGGCCCCGAGGAGGCTTCGCGACCCCCTCGAGCGCGTTCGTCGGCAGGAGTCGAGCCGGCGTCCTCCCCTCGACCGGCCGCGACGCCCATCGCCAGCACGCGAGGACCGACGCGAACCAGAGCCGCTGCGACCCCTGGCCGCTCGCCTTGATCCGCCAGAGGTCCTCTGGCCCGATCGACGCCGCCGGCCGCACGCCGTAGGGCAGCCCGTCCGGCCCGACGAACCTCGCGAAGCGCGTGAGGTAATACTGGTGCCCGTCGCACGTCTTCGGCGCCGAGCCGTTGTCCTCGTGCCACCTGACGAACGCCCGGGCCAGCTCGATCACCGTCGGCCCCGCGAACCGTCGCTCCCTCGCGTCCCTCGCCGCCTGCAACCGCAGGATCGCCGCCGCGACGGCCGCCGCGTCTCCCTTCGCGATCGGCCGCCCGTCCGGGTGCTCCAGCACGACCGGCGTCGGCTTCCCCGTCGTCTCGCTCTCGGGCCCCAGCCGCGCCAGATACCGCCCCCGGCGCGCGTCCCACCATCCTCGTGGCGCTCGTGGCATCCATCCCGCTCCTTTGGTACACTCCCTTTTCGCACGGAATATGCACGCCAGGCGTGCAATCCCGTAGCGCCATCGGAGATTACCGAGGCGACGTAAAGCGTGCAATAGCAACGCCGGGAGTGCTTGTACCGCTGGTGCGGGCCCTGGTCTTCAAAGCCGGGGCCGGGGCGGAATCGACGTGAATGAATGCGACGTAAGCGCGATATGCAGCAAGGGATTGCGGAGAGTCATGAAGTAGGGAATTCATGACTTTCGGCGACTAATGCACGCTATTCGCCCCGGAGATGGGGCGTTTGCACGGCGGAATGCACGCGGACGGTTTTAGGTTGCTGGCAAGCAGCCTTCCCTTCAACGAAGGTTTTCTCGCCACGCTTCAAGTTGTTCGATGTCGCGACCTGGCTCCCAATCATCGCCGGCCGCGAGGGCCACGGCTGTCCACTCGGCCAGTTTTTTGACTTCAAAAGGCGTGCTCCGGTGTTGGCAGTCGTCTGGGTTTGCCCTGGACTGAAGTTCCTCGACGGCCTGAGCCAACACTTCCAGATACCACCGGCAGTCCTCCCTGAGGGTGTCATCAGGGGCAAGGGCGCGGTGCCATCGGCTTCGCTGCACAAGACCCTCCAGCGCGCCTAGCACCCGGGGCAGGATGGCGGCCAAGGGGCGGAAGGGCAACTTTGGATCAATTCCTTCGGCGTCGTCGTCAGCCATGATCCCTTCTTTCCGTGTACGGGCCGCCCGGCGGCGCGTGCGGTGAAGGGGTCGCACGGCCGCCGGGTCGCGTTGGGCCTCGACAGTTTCGAACCCGTCGAGGCCACCCGTTGCTTCCTTGAAAAAAGCCGGCGGCAGTTGAGGACTGCCGCCGGCCGTCGCTCTAGTCCATCCGACGAGGATGGTTCGTTGGGCCCCGGTGCGGTTTGAAGTGCCCCGCACCGGGGCCGTCGTGGGTATTTTGGTGGGGGTGCCGCGGACCCTTCCCCCCAGGTGTGCTTTTCGCCGCGACTCTCAGCCCGGGTCTATCTCTGCCGTTCCCCCAGGCCTACCACCGACGTCTCCCCGAGTAGCTACTTCGGATCACGGACGGGAGAGGCGGTAAAAGAGGGCAAGGGGCGGGAATTGAACCCGCATGATAGCGGCCCTTGGCAAGCCGCTTGGATACCAGTAATCCAACCCTCGCCATAAACCCGGCCCGGCGGCCCATGTCTGCCGCCGGGCCGGGCGACTTCGGCACTGCATTGTGATCTATCGAATTCGTGAAGTCAAAACTTCATGACTTCCTGCGCCTCACTCTTCATCGGCCGGCCGCCCCGGTTCGTCGGGGTGCCGCTCCGAACGCAGGCAGTATTTCAGCATAGTGCCGATGTGTTGATTTAGGATGATGAGCCGCTCGGTCGGCGTCAGGTTGTACTTTTCGGCGATGGCGAGCAACGCCTGGCCGGTTTCGACCTCGGCCCGGTCGACCGCGGCGGTTCGCGGGTGCATCTTCATTTCTTCCGTCCTTTCTTGGCCGCCGGCTCGGCGCCGCCGCCGACGAGCAGGAGCAGGGCGGCGTACGCCAGAGCGAGCACGCCCCAGAAAACGGTCAGGGCCCGGGACGCGGCGGGAGACCGCTGCGGCCGTCGGCCGAAGTAGTGCACGCGCACACGTCGCCCGATCTTCATAGCGCCGACGCCTCCACCGCGTTGTGCCGCAGCGGCAGATCAAGCGTCTCCACGACGATCTGGTTGCTGGGCAGGGCCCAGCACGTCTCTTGCACCAGCGGTTCGTCGTAGATGCCGAGTAGCTGCGGCATCCCAGTCTCGCGAGCCTTGTCTAAGGCTCGCTGAGCCCTCGCGTCGTAGCCGTCCCTGGCGGGCCTTGGCGGGTTGGGCAGGAACACGACTCGCATCTTGGGCTTGGCCATCGTATCGCTCCCTCTTGAACGGTGTGATTCAGTGCCGAGCATGGCCGCCGCAGAAAACGCTGCGGCGGCCGGTGTGTTGTCGACTCAGTAGCGGGAGGAATGAGAATGACCCCGGCCGTAGCCGAGGGCCAGCAGGTCGGAAAGCGCGCTTTCCGCCTCTTCTCTCGTGTAACCGGGCTGCCAGTTGCTGCCGATCGCGAGGCCGGTCACGTCATCGCCCTCGTCCTCGATATCGGCGAGCATCTCGCTGTCGTTACGGTAGATCGCCCACGTACGCAGCTGCTGGTTCTGGTTCATCGCTGCCTCCGACGGGTGACTGACTCAGGTCCGCCCACCGCTTCCCGACCGCCCCGAGGATCTTCGCGAGCGTGTCGGCCTGGGGCGTGGTGTGCCCGTTGACGATGTTGGAGACGTTCGACTCGTTCGAGTCGATCGCCGCGGCGAGGGCGCGATAGGAAAGGCCCGACTCGGCCACGAGGGCCTTGAGCCGGGCAGGGTCGAAGGTAGGCATCGAATCCCCTCGGATGCGGGGCCGTCCCTGGCCCCTGGCCGTCACCGTCCGAGCTTCGCCTCGATCTCGGCCAGGCGGGCGGCCAGCCGGGCGGCGAGTTCGCGGTTCTCCTGGCTCGCCTGGTGGCCTTTGATGAAGTTGAGGCAGTTCACGGCGCGGGTCCGGGCGGCTTCGAGTTGGCGGCGGGCTTTGTCGGTCATGGTCGGGGCTCCCGTCTCGTCGTCCCGCGGGTCTCCGTCGCCCGCGTCTGATGGCATATTAGCCAACGGTCGTGCGTTGGTCAATAGACCAACAGAGAATTGTTCAGGATCAGCGGACGGGAGGGATGACGGCAAGGTCGATGTAGGGCCCCCCGTCCATCGTCAGGTTGACGACCCAGCCGAGTCGGCCGTGCGGCTTGCTCCCCGGGCAGCCTGCGAGCGTGTACTCTTTGCCTTGCATACTCCAGGAGTAATGGCCGCTGGCCGTCCGGCGCAACGCCTCGGCCAGTACGCGGGGCTCGACTGCCTCCGGAGTCCACGGGCAGGCGATCAGGTCGATGTCGCGAAGCAGGCTCCCGTGAACCGCCAGGGCGTAGCCGAGTTCCCGCGCCTTGGCCGTCAACGCTGGCTTCAGTGCCTCCCAAAAGTCACGCCCGCATCGCCCGTCGGTCGTCGCCTCGATCGAGGCCTGAACATCGCTCATATCAATCTTTCTTCCCCTCTCCCGTCCGCGCGCACCCCAGGCAGCACGCCGACGGCGAGAGCGTCTTGAGGTGGTAGCAGAACCGGCAGACCTCGACGCCGCCCGGCACGGCGCGCTCGTAGACCGCGACGAACGCCTCCTCCTCGCCGTCGACCTCCCGCGCCTCCTCCCGCAGCCACAGCGACTGCCGCCCCGGGCCGCCCCACACCGCCGACTCGCCGAGGTGCAGGCTGAACGACCGACGAGGCCCGACCCAGGGCGAGCCGTCGGGGCGTTTGATCAGTTCGCGGACCATCGTCTCCAGCTCGAAGTTCAGGTAGCCGACGAGGGCGTACCGATGCTTCGGGGCCCGCCGCCTCGGCTGGGGCGTCCGGTCGGACCCGTGGCGGTGATGCCGGCGGTAGAGGGCCTCGCGCCGCCGCATCCATCGGTCGAACGTGTCCAGCTCCCGCGCCCCCTCGGCGCTCATCTCGGCCCACTGGCGGCGCCCGGCCGCGTCGCGGTAGGGGACGAGCTTCGTTCTCACCTCGGTCGACTCGGCCATTTGAGACATTCCAAGATGACCAAAACTGTGTGATAGTCTCTCCTTAGAAGCGACTATATCATAAATCTGAGACGCATAATGACCGGAGTGGATTTGGGAACAATGATTGATTCTCGCCCGTCCGCACATCCGGTCAAGAGGCGAGGGCCCAAGGGCCGCATCGGCTCCGACGGCTTCCTCGCGTTGCTCGCGCGGCTCGACCGCGAGGGCTCGACCCGGGAAGAGGCGTGCGAGGCCCTCGATTGCAGCCGGGCGACCTACTACCGGGCGCTCCGGGAAATCGAACGACGGAAGGCCGAAGCCATGAAGCGAGTCTCCGGGTGACCGACTGCCGCCCCTGCGTCAAGCGCGTCCTCTCCTCCAACCTCCGCCTCGCCGCCGTCCGCGCCGCCGTGGCGGAGAACGACCGGAATCATCCCGGCTGGCCGGGCGCGCCGAGCCCCGTCCACGCCGCGACGCCGGTCGGCAAGACCTGGCAGAACGGCCGCACGCTCCGGATCGCGTTCCGGGGCGGCTCTCGCGCCGCGCGGGCCGTGGTGCTCGCCGCCGCGGCGGAGTGGTCGCGATACGCGAACGTGAAGTTCGTCCAGAGCGACGGGCCCGCCGAGGTGCGCTGCTCGTTCGATCAGGGCGGGTCGTGGTCGTTCATCGGGACCGACGTCCTCGCGATCCCGGCCAACGAGCCGACCATGAACATCGGCTGGCAGCCCGACCTCCCCACCTGCCTGCACGAGCTAGGGCACACCCTCGGGCTCATCCACGAGCACGAGAACCCGCTCGCGAACATCCCGTGGAACCGGGACGCCGTCATCGCCTACTACGCGGGGCCGCCGAACTTCTGGCCGCCCGCGCAGACCATCGAGCAGGTGCTGACTTGCGATACGGAGCCGCTGACCAACGGCGGCTACGACCGGCTCTCGATCATGGAATATCCCATCCCGGCCGCGCTGGTGACCGACCCCAGGGCGGCCGTCGGGTGGAACAAGTCGCTCAGCGACGGCGACAAGGCGTTCGTCGCCAGGATCTACCCGGGGGCGTGGACTCCCAGCCCCATCACCCTCACTCCGCCCGCGCCCCCGGGCCCAACCACGCAGGGAACCGACATGAACGGCGTCGCATCGCTCCTGTCCGGCCTCTTCACCAGCTCGATCTCCTCGGCCACCCTGGCCGCGATCGAGCCGCTCCTGCACAAGGTCGCGACCGGCGAGGACCTCGGGCTGCTCCACATGCAGCTCGCGAAGGTGATCGCCGACCCCGCCGAACTGGCCCTCGCCGAGTCGATCGTCCGCAACCTGGCCGGGCTCGTCGAGCACTTCGTCGCCGCCGCCAAGTAACCGCCCCCGAGTCGACGCCGCTCCGCCCGCGGCCCCCTCAAGGTCGAGGTGACCGATGACGACGCTCTCCATCGGCGCGTACGCCCCCGAGACCGACCGGCCCCGGGGTTACGCGCCGCCGGCCGGACGCCGCATCGACGCCTCGTCGACGCTCAAGGGCGCCGGGGCCGCCATGTTCTTCCTCACGACGGCCCTCGCCATGACCGACTACACCGGCGCGGCCGCCCTCGTCGCGGCCGTCGCGGGCCTCGTCACGGCGATCGGCACCGTGCTCGGCAACTTCCGCAAGCAGGACGCGGCGACGATCGACACGCTGGTCAAGACCGTGGTCGAGCGCGAACTCCGACGCCACGTCGGGGGGTCCGGCCCGACCGACCCCGACTCGACCGAGGCCGAACCGGAGAAGCCGCATGGCCGTCGACGCAAACGCCCGGAAAACCGACCCCCCGAAGTGTGAGAAGTGCGGGGAGAAGTCCGGGGTCCAGTTCGATCGGGACCTCGGCAAGATGCTCTGCAACTGGTGCTGGGCGAACACGCCGATCCCGGGGAAGAGACCAACGTGACCAAGCCTCGCCGCATCCTCGACCGCAACGCCTTCGGCCGCCCGACCGATCGGCGGTCGTTCGATCGTTTCGTAACGAAGACGACTCGCCGACTTCGAGTCCAGAAGAAACACGCCACCGTCCCCGTCATGCTCTTCGGCGGCATGCTCGATTCGGGCGAGCGGGTCTGCCCGCAGTTCAACGCCCGGGCGGTCGCCACGGCCCGAGCCGTGTCGCAGGTGATGGCGAAGGCCGGTTGAGGTGACCCATGGCGCGACGCAAGGCGACGCCGAGCGAGCCGGCGGAGCCCAAGGCGTCTCGCCGCGGCGACCTGTCCGTCCGAGAAAAGCTCTTCGTCCATTACTTCCTCGGCGAGGCCAACCACAACGCCACCGAGGCCGCTCGGCTCGCGGGGTACAACAACCCCCGCCAACTCGGCTCTCGACTGTTGGCGAAAGTTGACATAAAGGCAGCCGTAGACAGCAAAATCGAGACGGTCGGGATGACCGCGAAAGAGGTGCTGACCCGCCTCGCCGCGATGGCCACGGCCGACCCGATGGAGTTCTTCGTCGTCAACGGCTTCGGCGTCCCCCGGATCGACCTCCGCAAGGCCCAGCGCGCCGGCCGGACGTTCCTCATCCGGTCGCTCGAATGCCGGGCCGACGGCTCCGTGAAGCTCACCCTGCACAACTCGCAGGACGCCCTCGACAAGCTCGCGAAGACCCTCGGGATGTACCAGGCCGAGACCGCCGCGAAGGCCGCCGAGCCGATGAACCCGGCCGTCGCCGCCCTCCTCCTCGAAGCGGCCGAACGGCTGGGGCAGGGGGCGACGGGCGAGGCGAGGGAGGTCAAGGAGAAGTGACCCTCCCCCGCCTTGCCTTCGGCTACCTCGCCCTGCTCGGCGCCGCCGCGTGGACGGGCATGCCCGTGACCCGGTTCGACGCCCTGATCGCAGGTGTGGCATGGGGCGTCCTGGCCTGCTCCTGTTCGCCTACAACGCCGCCGTCCTCTTCGCCGGCCTCGCCCTGATCCTCGACGCCGCACTGAGACGCCGTTGACGATCTCCCTCGACTCCCTCCGCGAGACCCGCCCCGAGACCGAGCGGCACCTCGCCGCATGGGTCCGCCAGTTCCTCGGCGTGGCGATCCCCTCGGCCCACGTCTGCCGGGGGCACTCGACGCCGCTGGAGATGTTCGCCGAGCAGGTGCTGAAGCGGCCGTCGCTCTCGCTCTGGCATGGGCCCCGCGGGGCCGGGAAGAGCTTCCTCTCGGCGATCGACACGCACCTGACGAGCCGGTGGAACCCGCGGCACAAGACCCGCATCCTCGGCGGCTCGCGGGCGCAGTCCGAGCAGATCTACCAGGCCATCAACGAGGTCGTCCTGAACGGCCGGGGGCCGCTCGGGGGCGACCGGGACGCCGTCCGGAAGCTCCTCAAGACCGAGGCGACCTACCGCAACGGCTCCGAGGTCAGCATCCTCGCCGCCTCGTCCACGAGCGTCCGCGGGCCGCACGTGCCCAGCCTGAAGCTCGACGAGGTCGACGAGATCGACCCGGACCTGCGGGACGCCGCCTTCGGCATGGCGATGGACAAGCCGGGGCAGCGGACGTCGATCCTGATGACGTCGACCTGGCACAACCTCGACGGCCCGATGGCCGAGCTGCGGAAGCGTGCGGGGGCCGGCGACGGGTCGGGCGAGGGCTTCCCCTGGCATACGTTCTGCGTCTTCGAGGTCCTCGAACGCTGCCCCGTCGAACGCAGCGGCCCGAACCTCGAAGCCTGCCCCGCGTGCCCGATCGTCGAGTGGTGCCACGCCGACCGCCACGAGCATCCCCAGGGCCTGCCGAAGGCCAAGCGGTCGAACGGCCATTACACGATCAACAGCCTGATCCAGAAGGCCCAGGGCGTCTCGCCCCGCGTGTTCGCCGCCGACTACCTCTGCCTCGGGCCTCGGGCCGACGGGCTCTGGTTCCCGCGGTTCGACGAACACCGGCACGTCTCGCCCGACGCCGAGTACAACCCGCACCGGCCCGTCCACCTGGCCGTGGACTGCGGCGTGTTCACCGGGGCCGTGTTCTATCAGGTGCAATCCGACGCCTTCGGCCGGCGACACTTCACCGTGTTCGCCGACTACCTCGCCGAGGGCCTCGGGGCCGAGGACAACGCCCGGGCGCTCCTGCGGGTCGCCGAGCAGCGATGCGTGGGCCGGATCGACGAGGCGTACTGCGACCCGGCCGGCGACGCGCGGAACCCGGTTGGGCCGAAGGTGCTCGACCTCTACCGGAAGGCCGGGCTGCCGCTGACGAAGTGGCCCGTCGCCCGCGTGCTCGACGGGCTCGACACCGTCGAGGCGGCCGTGATGAACGCGGCGGGCGAGATCACGCTCTGGATCCACCCCCGCTGCCGCGACCTGATCCGGGCGTTCCTGAACTACCGCCGGGCCAAGCGCGGCGGGCAGTGGACGGACAAGCCCGAGGACCCGCAGCACCCGCACGAGGACCTGATGGACGCCCTCCGCGGCGGCATGGTCGCCGACCGGAAGATCGGGGCGGCCCCGCGGCCGAAGGCCGTGGCCCATCGCACGAGCCAGGCGAACCTCCCCTTCGAGGTGCTCTGAGTGGCCGAGACGACGACCAGCCCAGCCCCGGCCGACGCGCCGAGGAACCCGGTCCCGACCCAGATCGGGCAGCCCGACGCCGGCCAGCCGAGGCCGAGGCCGGCGGCCGCCCCGCGGACGGTCGAGCTCGTCTCGGCGGGCTCGATGTTCTCGCGGATGCTCCGCGGGTTCTTCGCGCTCGACAGCCAGGTCGACGACGCCGAGCGGCAGTACGGGCCGAAGCTCTACGAGAGCATGATGAACGACCCGGCCGTCGGGTCGTGCGTCGACGTCGTCCGCCAGGCCGCCGCCCGCGAGCCGCAGTTCCTCCCGCCCAAGGAGATGCGGACCCCGCCCGGCCAGCTCCCCACGCCCGAGCAGGCGAAGGCCGCCGAGGTCTGCGAGCGGGTCGAGCGGGCGATCCGGAACCCGCGGCGGCCCCTCGTCGAGACGCTCTACGAGTTCACGTACGGCCTCGTCGAGGACAAGCTCGCCGAGATCGTGCTGGCCGCCCAGACGGAGGGGCCCGACGCGGGCCGCTTCGTCGTCGACCGGTTCAAGTTCAAGCCGCGCGAGGCCTGGAAGTACGTCGTCGACCCGTACGGCAACGTCGGGTTCGTCGCCGGCCGCCTCCCCCCCGGCGAGCAGCCGCCGGACCCGAACTCGGCCGCGTACGTCCCCGGCACGGGCGGCAACGCGATCCTCCTCGAGCCCGACCGGTTCGCGATCTTCTCATGGGGGCATCGCGACTCGGACCCCCGCTGCCGGCCGATCCTGCGGCGGGCGTACAACGCCTGGAACCTCAAGATCCGGACCTGGCCCGAGAAGCTCAAGGGCGACACGCAGTTCGGCACGCCGTCGCTCGCCGCGGTCCTGCCCCAGGACGCCGAGGACCCCGAGCCCGACTCCGTCTCCGGCCTGAAGCTCCCCGACGGCCGGGCGGTCGAGACGGCCGAGGACCTCGCCCTCTACTACCTCGTCCAGCTCGCCAACGGCTCCGCGGGCGTCTTCCCGTTCGGCACGCTCCTCCAGGTCATCGAGTCCGAGCGGGACGGGGCGGGGCTCAACGAGTCCGTCCGGCTCTACAACAGCGAGATCGCCACCGCGATCCTCCACGCCCCCCGGGCGACCCAGGAGGCGCAGCACGGCTCGAAGGCCGACAGCGAGGGGGCGGCCGACGTGACGGCCCTGCTCGTCAGCCTGATCCGGATCATGCTCGCCGGCCTCCTCCGCAACGTCGCCCGCTCGCTCGTGCGGCTCAACGACGGCCCCGAGGCCGCGGCGACCATGACGCCTGTGGTGAGCCTCGGCGACGTCGAGGATGCGGACGTGGCGAAGATCGTCACCGCGTTCTCGCAGTGGGTGAAGGTCGGGGCCCCGACGCCCTCGCAGATGCCCGCGATCGACGCCCTGTTGATGCTCCCGCCCCGCCGACCCGGCGAGCCCTCGCTGGCCGACATCGCCGCCGCCCGGGCCCTCGAACTCCGCGAGCCGCCGGCCGAGGAGGACTCGGACGAGGACGAGGAGCAGGACGAGACGGCCGCGGGGCAGCCTGCGGACGACGAGAAGAAAGAGAAATGACCGTGTTCCAAGGCCCCCGCAACGCCCTCGCCGGCCTCCTGGCCGCGATGTGCCCGCCCCGGCTCGCGTACCACATCGCCCGCCGCGTCGTCGCCCACGCCACGCTCGACCGCTACGCCGACACGGCCCCGCGGTCGCTCCGGGCGCTCGACGCCCTCAACCACTGGCACGACACGAAGGTCGACCGGCCGAAGGTCGATCCCTTCGAGGCCGTGGACCGGATGCCGGGCCTGGCCAATTCGTCGGCCGACCTCCGCGACGCCGGGCCGTACCGTCCCCCGCTGCCCGTCTTCGAGCCGGTCGGGCGGGTCGACGAGGACGACGATCAGCTCGAACTCGTCGAGCAGGCCCTCGGCCGCCGCTGATGGCACGCAAGAAGGCCAGCCCCCGGACCCGGCATCCCCGCCTCGTCCTCCGCATCAGCCCGTTCGGCGCGCTCTGGTCGGGCCGCCAGGTGGATCCGGCCGAGGGCGTGTACGAGGCGTACGGACGCACGCCGGGCGAGACGCTCGACGTGCTGCTCGCGAAGGTCCCCGACTTCGAGCCCGAAGACCTGCCCGTGATCCTCGACCTGAGGGAGCGGCCCTTGATCGTGATCGACCTCGTCGAGACGCCGCCGACCCCGCCCGTCTTCAGCCCGACCGTCTACACGGCGACGAGCAAGCATTCCGGCTGCGAGGGGCTCTCGGCCGAGGCGGGCGACCCGTACGGGGCCGCGGTCAAGCTGCTCAAGGCGGCCGGGCTCTTCGAGGGCGTGGCCGGCGTCCGGATCGTGACGCACCCCGAGTTCAAGGCGTACGCCCGATGAAAGCCCTGGAATACCTGCTCTCGCGGCCCTTGCTCGTGACGCCCGAGGCGTTCGAGACGGCGGTCGCGATCGTGACCCGCGAGGACCGGCCCGTCCCCGAGGCCGTCGAGGCGAAGCCGGGCACGAAGATCGACGGGGCCGAGTCGGGCATGTACCGGCGGGGCTCCGTCGCCGTCGTCCCGATGATCGGGCCGATCTTCCGCTACGCCGACTTCTTCACCGACCTGTGCGGCGGCGCGACCGTCGACCGCATGGCGCGGGACCTGTGCATGGCCCGCGACGACCCGACCGTCTCGGCGATCGTCCTGGCGATCGACAGCCCCGGCGGCGAGGTGACGGGCGTCGCCGAACTCGCGGGGATGATCCGCCAGGCCTCGGGCGTCAAGCCCGTGGTCGCCTACGTCGAGGGGCTCGGGGCGTCGGCCGCCTACTGGCTCGCGTCGGCCGCGGGCGAGATCGTCTGCGAATCCACCGCGATCCTCGGCTCGATCGGCGTGGTGACCGGCTACGTCAAGCGGGACGACCCGCCCGGCCGCCGCTCGTACGAGTTCGTCTCCAGCCAGAGCCCCAACAAGAGGCCCGACCCGGCGACCGAGAAGGGCCGGGCCGAGATCCAGCGGACCGTCGACGACCTGGCCGAGGTCTTCATCGCGGCCGTCGCCGAGTACCGCGACACGACGCCCGAGAAGGTCGCGAGCGACTTCGGCCAGGGCGGCCTCCTCGTCGGTCAGAAGGCCGTCGACGTCGGCATGGCCGACCGCGTCGGCTCGTTCGAGAGCGTCCTCGAAGAACTGGCCGCGCACGGCCGCCCGGGCGTTCCGGGACGGGCCGGTGCGTCGGCGAAAGGCCCCGCAGCGGAGGGTAAGCAGATGTTCGGATTCCTCGTGAGGCCCAAGGCTGACGGGTCGACCTCGATCGAGCCGCTCGCCAGCGACCCGGGCCAGACCCAGGCGCAGAACGTCGCCGTCCAGGCGGCCGCGCCGCTCAAGCCCGACCCCCAGGTCGAGGCCATGCGGCAGGAGTTGGCGCGGGTCAGCGCCCAGCTCATCTCGACCAAGGCGGACGGCTGGTACAACGCCCTGTTCGCCGCCGGCCGGATCGTCCCCGCCGAGAAGGCCGACGCCGTCGCCGCCTACACCCAGGCCGCCATCGACGACGTCGCGAGCCCCCTGGCCGACGGCAAGACCCGCGTCTCGCTCGTCGAGGGCATCTTCAAGGCCCGCACGCCCCACACCCTGACGCGCGAGCAGCTCGGCGCCGGGGCCGCCGGGGCGATCGTCCTGCCGCCGGGCTTCCAGGCGATGGAGGCGAACGCCTCGCAGGCCGACGCCCCGCCGACCGACGCGGAGCTGAAGGCGTACAAGAAGATCCTCGTCGACGCCGGCATGCTCGGCCGCGAGGCCCTCGCGAACTGACGCCGGCCCCGCCCGGCCCGACCGCCCGACCGCCCGACCACATCGCACCGCCACCTGATCCGGGACCCCACACATGCCGATGGACACCATCGTCTACAGCTTCAGCGCCGACGAGCTGAAGCCCTGCCGCAGCGACGGCTCGGCGAAGGCCGACCACGTCAACCTCGCCCCCGGCACCTACAGCAAGGGCCAGGTCCTCGGCCAGCTCTCGGGCGGGGCCGTCAACGACGTCCAGACCGTCACCATCGGCGGCTCGCCGACGGGTGGCACGTTCAAGCTCGTGCTCGAATGGCCGATCGGCAACTCGCAGACGACGGCGACGATCGCGTACGACGCCGCGGCCTCGGCCGTGCAGTCGGCGATCGCGGCGCTCTCGAACGTCGGCTCGGGCAACGTCGCGGTCACCGGCTCGGCCGGCGGCCCGTACACCGTCACGTTCCAGGGCAAGCTCGCCGGCCAGGTCGTGCCGGTCATGACCGCGGGGACGAACGCCCTCACCGGCGGCACCAACCCCGCGGCCACGATCGCCCACACGACCGTCGGCCAGACGGCCGGCACGTACGCGGCCTACTCCTCGGCCGTCGTCTCCGCGCCCTCCGCCCCGACCGTCTCGGGCACGGGCTCCGGCTCCGCGTTCGCGGCCGGGACCTACCTCGTCAACGTGACGGCCGTCAACGCCCAGGGCGAGACGACCCCGAGCCCGCCCTCCGCCGTCACGCTCACGGCCGCCCAGAAGATCCGCGTGGCCGCGATGAGCAGCCTCGGGAGCAGCGTGACGAGCCTGAACGTCTACGTGAACGGCACGCTGGTCGGCAGCGCGTCCGTCAGCTCCGGCACCTCGACGCAGACCGACTTCGACGTCGCGACGGTCACGACCAAGCAGGGCCTCCCCGCGACGAACACCGCGTACACGATCCCGAACGGCTCCGGCTGCCAGACCGCCAAGCGGCTCCTCGCGTACGCCTGCGTCGTCGACAACGCGGGGTACGTCAGCCGCTCCAGCGTCTCCACCGGCGGCCTCTGGGGCGAGAAGCAGCTCACAGCCCCGGCCTACTACGCGGGCGACTTCAATTGCGCCGACCTCGTCGGCCTCGACGCCAAGGCCGTGACCGACCTCGGCGGCAAGATCGCGAACGGCACCACGTCGGCCGGCGTCCTGGCCATCTGACCGCGGGCCGCCCCCGCGGCCCTCCCTCCCCGACCCATCACGAGCACCGCACCAGGCCGGTCACGCGCCGCGCCCGGGGTACGCGCCAACCGAGCAGGAGAGCCTTCATGGCGGCCACCACGTTTCTGTTTCCCTCCGCGGCCAAGCTGATGGGGCTCGAGCAGGACCTGCTCCCGACCCTGACGCGCGACAACCCGGCCTTCTCGATCCTCCCCACGACCTCGGTCGACTACCCGATGGTCATGTGGGAGCAGTACGACAACTTCCTCGGGCTCCAGCAGCCCCGCGGCTACAACGGCAAGCCGAACCTCGTCAAGGCCGTCGGCTCGAAGTGGAAGCAGTACCAGCCGGGCGTGTACGGCGAGTACTCGACCATCGACGAGTACGAGATGACGGTCGCCCGCGAGTTCGCGACGTTCAACCAGCCGATCGACGTCACGAACCGCGTCATCATGCGGGGCAACCAGCTCCTGCACCGGCAGATCAAGCGGGAGGTCTGGCTGATCTGGCAGCTCCTGGCCAACGGCTATTTCCTCTCGACGGACAACTACGGCAACCTCATCCACGCCGACAGCTACACCCAGCGCGTGTTCACGGCGACCGTGCCGTGGGCGACCGTCGCGACCGCCACGCCGCTCGCCGACTTCCGGGCCGTCCGGCCCTACGCCCGAGGCTACAGCGTCTCGTTCGGCTCGCAGACGACGGCGTATGCGAACAACACGACCGTCCGCTACGCCCTCAACAACCAGAACTCGGCCGACATCGCCGGCAAGCGGCGCGACATCGGGTCGACGGTCAACAGCCTCGACGACCTGAACAAGATCCTCGTCGCCAACGACTGCCCCCGGCTGGTCGAGTGGGACGGCGTCTGGCAGGACGACTCGGGCGTCAACAACCTCGACATCCCCGACAACGTCGTGATCGTCAAGGGCGTGCGGCTCGACGGCGGCCCGGTCGGGCAGTTCATGCACACCCGCAACGCCAACAACCCCGGCATCGCCCCGGGGCCCTACTACGACGTCTTCCAGAACCCGTACGCCAAGCCGTCGAACGTCGAGGTCCACCGCGGCGTGAACGGCGGCCCGGCCCTCTTCTTCCCGTCCGCCATCGTGATCATGAAGGTCTGAGCCGAGGGGGCTCCGGCCCCCTCCCTCCGCCTTCCTCCGAGACCCCCTTTCATGGCCAAGCGAGGCAACCTCATGGCAGAGCCGCGGAAAGCCGACAAGCCGTTCACCCCGCCCGGGCCCGACACGCTCGCCAACGCCCTCGACCCGGCGGCCCTCGAGGCCGCCGAGGACGCCGAGAAGATCCGCCGCGGCATCGAGAACCCGCCCCCGGGCTTCACCGTCGGCCACGACGCCGTCGGGCCCTGGGTCAAGAACCAGCGCCTCAGCATGCGCGAGGTCGTCGAGCACTTCACCGGGCCCGACCGGAAGATGACCGACGACGCCGAGATCGACGCCTGCATCAACCGGCTCATCTCGCTCGGGGCCCTCGTCCCGGCGCACGACTGAGCTCCTCCGCCTCCGCCCCAGCCATCGAACCGAGGCCCCCGTGGCGATCACCCGAGCCCAAGCCGAGCAGATCCTGGTTAGCCGCGTCGGCGGCTTCCTGTCGCGGTGCGGGCTCTCCGTGGCGTCCGCGGGGGCCAATCCCGACCTCGCCGACCCGATCGCCTCGGCGCTCCGGGCCCTCGGCAAGACGCTCTCGGACCAGGCGAACCCCGCCGACGGCGACCTCTCGCAGGTCGCGGACGACGGGCTCGACCTCTTCCTCGGCGTCGCCACCCTCTACGCCTGGCGGGCCTGCTACGGCGCGTGGGCGAAGAACGACCAGCGGATCAGCCTCGGCGAGCAGAAGTTCAAGCAGGTCGCCGACGAGATCATGGCGGCCCACGACCTGCTCAGGCAGGACCTCCTCGACCGCTACGGCTTCGGCCGCCGCCGCCGCCGCCAGCCGCGGCTCGCCCCGATCCAGACCTCGAACTCCTGGCCGCCCCTGCCGCCGCCGCCCTCGACCTCCGCGCCCTGGCCCGCGGGCTACTCGCAGCCGGTCGGGCCGACCCCGGCCGGGCCCCTCGTGCCGTGGGGCTTCAACCCGTGAACTTCGCCGCGTTCGACGCCGAGATGTACCCCGACGTCGTGACGTTCGCCGCCCCCGGCGACGGCTCGGACGGGCACGGGGCCGTCGCGATGGACTTCGGCGCGGCGTTCCCGCCGCAGGCCGCGTACGTCGAGCTCCAGACCGGCCAGGCGTCGCCCGTCGAGGCCCATCGGATCCCCGAGGGCCGCGAGCTGTTCGCCGTCTTCACACCCGCGAGGCCACCCGCGAACGCCGGCCCGTCGTGGCGGGTGTCGTGGGGCGGCCAGACGCTCTCCGTCGTCGCGACCCCCAAGTATCAGGCCGCCGGCGCCGTCTGGCGCACGTGGGCCGTGGACCTGAGCTGACCGCATGAGCTACACCTTCCACGCCCAGCGCGACAACGCCGCCGGCACGCTCCTGTACCCGTTCTCGCCCGGCGACCCGACGCTGCGGCTGAACTCGGGCCAGGGCTCGCCGTTCGGCCCGGTGTCCTCGACGACGCCGATCCGCGTGACGGTCTACCACCCCGCCAGCCTCGTCGGCGGGGCGGTCGTCGACCCGACCATGACGGCCACGTTCAACGTCGTCTCGCTGTCGGGCGACAATCTCGGCGGCCTGACGTTCCAGCGCGGCAACGTCTCGCTCGTCTTCCCCGCCGGCTCGACCGTGGCGCGGGTGATCACGCAGGACGACTTCGCCGAGATTCAGGGCGCCGTGAATGACCTTGCGGAGAGCGGCACGGCCGGCGTGTCGATCAGTTCCCCGAACGGAACGCTCGCCGTCGGCGGCACGGCCTCGCTGCCGACGCTGGACGTGCTGGCCGTGCCGCAGTCCGCCGTCACGGGGCTGACGGCGGCCCTGGCGGGGAAGCTGGCCACGAACGGCAACGGCTCCGGCCTGACCGGCATCACGCAGTCCCAGGTCTCCGGCGTCAGGACGACCGACGCGCCGACGTTCGCGGGAGCCACGCTCACGGACAACGTGATCGCCACCGGCGTCGGAATCTACCTGCGGAACAATTCGGGGTCGCTGTACCTTGGCGCGTCCGACGACTGCCGCCTGTACCGGGTCGCCGCGAACTATCTCGGGACGACTGGCAGCCTCTCCGTCGGCTCATCCGCTGCGGCGGGTGTGGGGCTTGCGGTGGCGGCGAGCAACTCGGGGCACGTCGGCGTGATCGTCAAGGGCGCCGCATCGCAGTCGGCGAACCTCCAGGAGTGGCGGGACAGCAGCGGCACTGGGCTGGCGTGGGTGCTGCCGACGGGGCAGTGGTATAGCCCTTCGGACGGCGTCGGCGCCCAGTATGGTCGCTACGAAATCAACGGACCGACCAACGCGGGAATGATTTCGTCGGTCAGCAACGACTTCTACTGCTACGCCCCCGGTTCGCACACCCTCCATATGGAGACGGGCGGCGGCGACATCGTCTTGGGGGCATTCAGCAGTCCGAAGACGACCATTTACGGCAAAGCCGCCTTCGGATCTTCCACGGCGAATGCCCAGGCTCACGTCACGGCGGGCGGCAGCAGCGTCAAGGGCTTGATCGTCCAGGGCGCGGCGAGCCAGACGGCGAACCTGACCGAATGGCAGGACAGCAGCGGCACGGCTCTGTCCAGTGTGGACAAGAACGGCTACATCTGCGTCCCGACCGGCTCCGGAGCCCCGGCGACGAACCCGACGAGCGGCGGCGGTCTATATTACGACACGACCGGCAATGCCCTCTACGCCTGGAACGGCTCGGCGTGGAAATCCGTAAATCTTACCTGAGGATGAATCAATGGCACTCGGAATCCTAAGCTACCCCAACCCATGCTCCTCCACCCCGATGACGAACGCCTACGGATGGCTGAGCTTCATCGCGCTCGACCTCTTCCAAGGCACCGGCAGGGTCGTGTTCAACATCAACCCGACCGCCGACGACTGGGACAAGCCGCCCGTCGCCCAGGTGAGCGTCAGCCTCGGTCAGACGCTCACGCCCGCAACGCCCGGCGATCCGAACGCGACGCCGCCGGTGCCGGCTACCGAAGCCGTGACGTTCGATACGCTCCAGGAACTTATGGCGGACCCCGAATTCGCGGCGGCGTACCGCGTCATCGGCGCGAAGATCTACCAGCAGGCCGCGGCGAAGGTCCCGGCCTTCGCGGGGTCCTCGCAGGTATGACCGCGCCCAGGCCGTCCGTCCGGTTCCTCCTCGCCTGGCTGGCCGCGCTGGCCGCCGCGGACGCCCTGTTCGCGTGGGGCCCGCTGCCGGGCGGCACGATCAGCGAGGCCGTGCGCGAATGGCACGCGGCCCGCCCGGGCTGGACGGCCGCGGCCTACATCGGCCTGGCCGCCCTGGGCTGGCATCATTTTTTCCGCGTCCCGCCGCGAGCTCTTCCTCGTCCTGAACGCAACGACCACCCGGAAGGCCCGGCGTGCCCCCCATGATCCTTTTCCAGGCCGGCGCGATCCCCGCCAACACCCCCGGCGCGATCTACGCGCCGGGCGTCGTCGGCCCCGACTTCCTCGCGGCGCTCGTCGCCCTGATCCGGTCGAGCGTCGAGGTCAAGCACTGGGTCGGCGTCAAGTTCGGCGAGGGGCCGTTCGGCGCGCTCGGGTTCGACGCCGTCAAGGCGTGGGACGAACGGGTCCCGCAGGAGACGACGTACCCCTACGTCGTCCTCACCGACTACGACGAGTCGGGCCCCGGCCTCACGTACGAGGACTTCCCGATCCGAGTCACGGTCAACGTCTTCGGGACCTCGGTCGATCAGGTCCGGCGGATCGCGGCCTCGGTCAAGCGGCTCCTCGACCCGCCCAACCTGAACCCCCAGGCGACGCCCCGGCCGCAGATCGCGTGCGCCCGCGGGCTGGAGTCGTACAACACCCGCGACGCATCCCGCCCGCAGTTCGCGGGCCTGGGGCGCGGCGGCGTCAACGTGTACGTCGAGCCGATCGACTACACGTTCATCGTCAACCCCTATCAATGAGCCTCGAATACCGCATCTACGCCAACGACGGCGCGGGCGGCCCGGTCGACCTCTCCTCGCCCGTCGCGACCGTCTCGGGCACGACCTGGGACGCCCCGCCGCTCGCCGCGGGGGCCGACGCGACCTATCTGGTGCGGGTCCGCGACACGTCCACGGGCCTCGAGGAGGAGAACGCCGACGCCCGCGTGCGGATCCGGCTGGCCGCCGACTGCGTCGACGCCTCGGCCCTGCCGAACGCCCCGATCGGCCTCACGGTCCGGGCCCGCTCCGGCTCCTCGGCCCGCGTCTCGTGGCTCTACTCGCCGGCGGGGCAGGGGGCCGCCCCGGTCGTCTTCCGGGTCTACGCCGGGACGACGACGCCCGACTTCTCGACGCCCGCCGCCACCGCCGCCTACTCGCCGAACAGCCCCGGTCGCCCCTACGAGGCGACGCTGACGGGCCTCTCCGCCGGGCCGCTCGTCGTCGTCGTCCGGGCGGCGAACGCGGCCGGCGAGGAGACGAACACGGCCGCCGCCGCGACCACCATCCCCGCCGCCGGCCCCTCGGCCGTCGTCGGGCTCGCCGCCTCGCTCGCACCCTGATCGACACCGGAGGATATGACCGTGGCCGCTACCAATCGCTACATGAACGTGTCGTCGTGCTCGTTCACGCCCTCCGGCGGCTCGCTGACGGCCATCAAGGGCGTCCAGTCCGTCTCATTCGACGAGGGGGGCGGGGCGGTCAAGTTCGCCGGGGATACGGACCTCTTCCCCCGCGTCCACGTCGTCAACGAGCTCGAGCCGACGGTCACCCTGGAGATCCAGGACGCCGGCTTCGGCCTGATCACGATCACGGCGGGCCAGGTCGGCTCGCTCACGTTCACGATCAACGACGCCCTCAACGGCAGCACGGCGAGCGGCGGGGCGAAGATCTTCGTCCTGTCCAACGCCGTCCTCCTGCCCCGCAAGGTGAACCAGGCGTTCCGCCAGCCGGGCGTGATGAGCCTGACGTTCGGCTCGTACGCGTCCGACGGCGTCACGAACCCGATGGCCGTCACCGCCGCGTGACCGCCCGCCGCGACCCGCCCCCTCCATCGACCGCCAAGCCACGGAGCCGACCATGCCCGTCGACGCGATCCTCTGCCCCGGCTCCCTGATCCAGGGGGCCAACGACGACGCCAGGGCCGCCTGGGTCAAGCGCCAGTTCGGCCCCGCGCTGGGGAACCCCCGGTACGTGTTCGTCCGCAAGACGGACGGCGACAACCGCCTCATCGCGGGCGGCAACCGGCCGCTCGACGCGGTCAAGCACGACCGGCGGTACGAGGCCGACGACCACCCCAACGCCGGCGGCGAGCGGTACGTCTGGACCGAGCAGCCCGAGGGCTGGTCGTTCGGCGTGCTGGCCGACTCCCTCGCCGCGCCGGCCCCTGCGCCCGCCTCCGGCCCGACTCCGGCCTCGGCCCCCGCGCCGCCCGCCATGTCCTCCGAGGAGCGGCAGCGGCGCGTGCTCGACCTCGTCAACAACCCTTCCCGGACGCCCGCCGAGACCGAGGAGATGAACAGGCTCCTCGCGGCGATGCGTTCCTGACCCTCCGAGAGACCCCATGCCCCTGCCCCTCGACGTTCCGTCGCTGAAGCGGCCCGACTTCACGCCCGGCCGGGAGATCACGCTCGCGGACGGCCAGAAGTGGACGTTCCCGCTCCCCGTCATCGAGCTCGTCCCCGACGACAACGACGCCGGGTTCAAGATCCTCGCCGCCGCCGGGGAGGGGGACGAGTACGGCCGGCTCTACAACCGGTGGTACGAGTCCGACGACCTGATCGAGAGCGTCGGCGCGATCCTCGGCATGGCCCGCATCCTCCTGCGGCGGAATTACGCACTGGAGACCGCCGACCTCGCCCGGATCCTCCGCGTCTCGCTCTGCGAGTGGGACGAGGACGGCAAGGCGATGTTCAACGCCGTCCGCGACGTCTGCACGGGCCGCGGCCCAAAACCGCAGGCCGCTGGCGACGAATAACCGCCTACGCCGCCGGCCGGCTCGGTTGGGGCGGGATGCGGCTCGAAGACTACTTCGACGCCGTCGCGTTCCTCGCGGCCGGCGGCCTCGTCCCGGCCTCGAAGTGGGTCGACGAGTACCGGGCCGCCGAGGCCGCGCGGTCGCTGGAAGGGTTCACCTGAGCCATGCCGAAGCAGTACGTGCTGAAGTACCTGATCGACGACGCGAAGGCGCAGGCCGTCGTGAAGCGGTCGATCCGGGGCTTCCAGGACATCGAGAAGGCCGCCCTCGCCGCCGCCAAGGCGAGCGAGGGGGCCGTCGCACGCACGGCGCAGGCCGACGCGAAGGCCACCGCGAAGGCCGTCGCCAACGCCCAGCGGCGGGCCAAGGCCGGGGAAGAGGCGGCCCAGAAGATCGACGTCGGCTACTACAAGGCCGTCGTCAACGGGATCAAGTACCAGGACAAGCTCGCCGCCGCCGCCGACAAGTCCGCCCGCGACCGCGAGCGGATCGAGCAGCAGTTCCTCGTCCGCGACTACAAGATCCGCGTCAAGGCCGAGAAGGACAAGGAGCGGATCGCCGACTTCGCCCGCTCGCGCGACGCTAAGGCGATCCGCGACCGCGAGGGGCTCGAGCAGCAGTACGTCGTCAAGGACTACCAGCGGCGAGTGCAGTCCGAGAAGCGTCGCGCCTCGCTCGAAGAGGGAGCATACGGCCGACTGGCCAAGTTCAAGCGGCGGGCGCTCTCCGACGAGGAGGTCGCCGCCGTCGCGGCCAACAAGGCGATCGACGCCTCGAACAAGAGGCGGATCGACGGCGCCATGAAGGCCCTCGGCGAGGAGAAGGACGCCTTCGCCCTCGGCATCGCCCAGGCGTTCGGGCTCCAAGGGGCCGCGACGAAGGCCGGGACGGCCCTGCTCGGGATCGGGGCGGCCGTGGGCGGCATCAGGCTCGTCGCCGGGGCGCTCGCCGAGGCCCGCCGGAACGCGCAGGGGCTCGGAAAGGACGCGCTAGGCTTCATGGGCTCGGTCCGCGCCGTGGCGTCCGTCGCCGGCCGACGGCCCGACCAGCAGTTCGCGTCCGAGGTGCAGGCGTTCGGGGCGAGGACGGGGCTCGGGGGCGAGGGGGCGGCCGGCTGGATGGAGTCGTTCCTCGGCCGGTCGCAGATCGTCCGGGGCAAGAACCTCTCCGAGCCCGAGTTCCAGAAATACATGGAAGGCGCGGCCAAAATCTCCGTGGCCAAGGGGATGCCGGCCGAGGTCGCGGGCGAGTTCTTCGGGTCGATCGTCAAGAGCGAGGACTTCAAAGCCAAGGGCCAAGGGGCGAAGGAAGCCCTCACGAAGGCCGCGACGGCCCTGAAGATCCTCGACGCCGGCAGCGGCAAGATCCCCGTGCTCGTGCCGCAGTTCAATCAGTTGATGGCCACGCTCCAGTCCGAAGACGAGCTCGCCGGCGTGCTCCGCGACTCGGGCGACGTGGCCGTGGCGATCAGCACCGCGGCGGAGAGCAAGCCGGACGAGTCGGCCACGACCGTAGAGCGGACGGCCGAGGCCCTCCGCGACTTCGAGGACAAGGACAAGAAGCGGTTCTTCTCGACGGCCGGCATCACGGACCGGGACGACTACCTGACGGCCGTCCAGAAGGCGAACAAGGCTATCGGAAACGAGGTCGCGAAGGGCGTCCCCGTCGACACCGCCCTTAAGAATTTCGGCCTCGGCAACGAGCGGATCGGCCGGCGGGGGCTCCGCACCACGTACAAGGCCAGGGACACCGTCCTGGCCCCGCACATGAAGGCCCTCGCCCGCAGTCGCACGAAACAGGGCCAGGCCGAAGACCTCGCGTCGATCGGGGGGTACGACGACGAAGAGGTCGTGCGAGCGATGAGGGGCGAGGCCAAGATCGGGCAGGCCAAGTTCGAGAAGGGGAGGCCGCAGACCGAGCTCGAAATCGCCAAGCGCGAGGCCGAGGCTCGGCTGATCGGGAAGGGCCTCGACACGGGCGTCGGCTACACGCTCCTCAAGGGGCTCATGTCCGCCGTCACGTTCGGCTCGCGCGGCGGGCGCGACGCGCTGATCGAGTCGGAAGCCCTCCGCGAGACTCGCCGCCGCGCGGGCATGGACCCGACCGTCCAGACGGGCGAGCTGATGTTCGGCGACAACGGCGCCGAGATCCGCAAGCTCCTCAAGATCATCGCCGAGAACACGAAAAAGGCCCCCGCCGGCCAGCCCGCGCCCGCCCGCCCCGCCCCTCCGATGCTCGGGCAGCCCGTCGGCGCCCAGCCCGGGAGATAGCCGATGGCCTCCGTCTCGTCCAACCTCCCCGCCGTCACGCGCGGCCTGCACGCCCTCGGCGACGCCTTCAACCTCCGCCGCCGGCTCCGCGGCGGGGCGAGGCTCGGCGAGGAGTTCCTCGCGTCCGGGGCCCTCGCGATCGAGGACCGCACCGTCCGGCGGCAGGAGGACCCGCAGAACAACCCGCTGCCGCCGCTCAAGGAGCGCACGATCGCCCGCAAGCGGCGGCTCGGGCTCGACACGCGCATCCTGATCGAGACGCACGCGATGCTCGACCCGAAGAACGTCGCGGGGCGGAGCTATGTCCGGTCTAACGAGGCGGGGACGGCGGCGGGCGTCGGGATCGAGGAGCAGTGGAAGACGGAGTTCGCCGAGGAGGGCGGGCCGGGCCGGCCCCCGCGGCATTTCTTCGACCTCGGCAAGGACGGCGTGGCGGCGGCCGACGCCGTCGCGGACGAGGCGGCCGACGACGCGGTGCGACTCGCGGAGCAAGCCTGATGGCCACCTTCGGCGGCGCGGCGATCTTCGGGACGGCGGTGAGCATGAACACCGTCGACAACCCGAGGCGGCAGCAGCTCAACGCCTTCCCCGGGATCAGCGGCCGGGAGTCGCTCGACCAGGGGTTCGACGGCCGCTTCACGATCGTCTCGGGCGTGCTGTACGGCGCCGACGCGGCCTCGCTCAACTTCCTCGAGAACCTCTTCCGCTCGTACAACGACGGGATCGCCCGCGTCCTCGTCGACACGATGGGCAACTCCTGGCCGTACGTGAAGCTCGACGGCTTCGAGCCCGAGGGCCGCATGCGCATCGCCGCCGGGTCGGGCCAGGTGTTCCGGCAGTACACCGCGAGGTTCCTCCACCTGTGAGCTTCGACCAGTCCGCGATCGTCGCCGCGCGGGTCGCGCGGGTCGACGCCGAGATCGTCGCGTCGTGGGACTCGACGGCCGCGCCGGGGACGATGTATCAGGTGTACGTCGACGGCGCCCTCGTCTGGCACGGCACGGCCACGCGATGCGTCGTCCCCCACGCCGCCGAGCCGGCCGGGCACTTCGGCGATAACGCCTTGCGGCGGCTCCGGGTCGACGTCGGGACGGTCGGCCCGGGCGAGGCCGCGACGGACTTCTCGGGCTCGCTCCCCTCGCCCCCCGGCGGCGGGTCGCGGGCGAAGCTCGAATGGCAGGGCGGCTCGTTCCTGGGGGACGTCGTCTCGTTCAGCGTCTACGCCGGGCGGTCCCCGGGCGGCGCCGTCGACTATTCGGATCCCGTCGCGACGATCGCCGCCTATCCGCAGGGCCAGGTCCACGACGGCTTCGGCCTCGGGCCCTACGGCGCGGGGCTCTACGGCATGGCCGCGGGCCTGTACTCGTGGACGAGCCCGCCGCTCGCCAACGGGACGTGGAACTTCGCCGTCGCGCCGGTCGACTCGGCGGGCCTCGAAGGATCGCCGCAGACCGCCTCGCAGGCGATCGCCGGCCCGCCCCAGCCCGTGCCCCGCGACGCCTCGGGCCGCCGCGTCACGTACACGCTCGCGGCCGTCGACGCGGGCGGCTTCGGCGTCGGCCCGTTCGGGCTCGGCGCCTACGGCACCCTCCTCGGCTTCGGCCTCGGCCCGTTCGGGGCCGGGGCGTACGGCACCGGCGAGGCCGGCACCGTCGCCCAGCCCACCCTTTCCTGGCAACCCTCTCCGGGATGACACCGACACCATGAGCACGACTTATACTGCGCGGGCCCAGCTCGGCTATCCCGCCGTGGGCGATTCGGGCTGGGGCGCGACGTACAACACGATCGTGACCACGCTCGACGGCTTCAACGCCCTCGGGGCCCTGGCCGTCACGCTGGCCGAGGTGCCGTCGGCGAGCCTCAACGTCGCCGTCGCCGCGGGCTCGTACCGCAAGGCCGACGGGACCATCGCCACGTACGCCGGCACGGCCTCGCAGGCGGTGACGACGGCCGCGACGAATTACGTCTACCTCACCGACTCGGGCACGCTGACCGTCAACACGTCCGGCTGGCCCGCCTCGACGAACATCGTCCGGCTCGCCGTGGTCGTCGCCGGCGCGACGACGATCACCAGCGTCACGGACGCCCGGATCGCCCACCGCTCGGAGGGGACGACGACCTACCTCGCCCTCGCCGGCGGCACGTTCTCCGACTCCGGGGGCGTGGTCACGGTCGAGACCGGCACGACCAACGGCGTCAAGATCGGCGGCTCGTCGTCCAGCAAGCTCGCGCTGTGGGGCGCGACCCCCGTGGTGCAGCCGAGCACGACCGGCACCAGCACCGGCTTCACGGCCGGCTCGGGGACGGCGGTGAAGGACGACTCGACGTTCACCGGCGGCACCGGCAGCACCGCCTATCGCATCTCGGACGTCGTCAAGGCCCTCAAACAGCTCGGCGCGCTCGCGTCCTGACATGGGATACGGCTCGATCGACTACGACCCGGAGAGCGTGCCGTGGGCGCGGCCGTCCGTCGCCGTCGGCGTGTTCCGCTACCACGCGGACGCGTCGGACTTCGCCGACCGGTACGAGCTGCTCCCCAACGTCCGGTTCCTCGGCTGCGTCTACCGCGAGGGCGCCGAGCCGCCGACGGCTCGGTTCCGCTACGTCTTCGGCGACCCGACGGCCGACTACTCCGACCCCCAGCGGTTCGAGCAGTGCTACCCCCTCGACGCGACGGGCCCGCGCGTGGTCGCCAACGACGACCGCCTCGTCGTCCGGATCTTCCGCGAGGACGGCTACAGCGAGCCCCTGTTCGACGGCTTCAAGAGCCCCTGCCAGGTCGACCTCGGCGAGGACGCCGAATCGGTGCAGTTCCTAGCCGTCGGCACGCCGATCCGCGAGTTCGACGAGCCCATCGGCGGCGCGTCCTACCGCCCGGCCGACGAGCCGACGACCGCCGTCAAGGGCGTCTCCACCAACGCCCCCGCCCGGTTCAACCCCGACGGCAAGCCCAACTGCTCGCCCACGCCCGACTACGAGGACGACGACGGGCTCAAGTATCCCCACTTCCTCGGCCCCGCCTGGCCGTCGAACCGGATCAACGGCGCCGTCCTCCGCTCGTGGACGCTCGGGCTCGCCGCGCGATACCTCATCGGCGTCTACAGCGCCAAGGATTCGGCCGGCGACTGGTGGGGCTACTGCGACCAGTTCGACGACCTCGACGACATCCTGCAGACGATCCAGCCGATCGACAAGGACGGCACCGGGCCGATCGACGTGTCGAGCAACACGACCTTCGAGAAGGGGGCGATCAACGTCGTCGACTTCGACGCCACCGGCAAGGGCTGGCCCGCCGCGCTCGAGCAGATGATCGCCCCGCACGGCTACGTCCTGTGCTGGCGGCTGTCCGACCGCGACGCGGGCCGGGACCCCTGGGGCGACCCCCGCTGGAACCTCTCGGTCTACCACCGCGACGACGCCTCGAACCTCAAGCCCCTGCTCCTGCCCCCGGCCGGCAGCGACCTCGACCCTGCCGCGGTCAACGTCGGCCAGCTCGCCCTCTCGCGCGACATCCACGACCTCGCCAACAAGGTCTACATCGACGCCAGCCCGATCCGCTTCGAGGCCTCGTTCCTGCTCGCGCCCGGGTTCACGATCGACGCGGCCGACGCGAGCAGCCTGGACCGGTACAAGAACGACTCGGCCGACTTCGACGTCTACCGCGACGACTACCGCGTCTTCATCTTCGACGAGTGCGGCGAGGGCCACTGGAATTTCGACGCGGCCGACTTCGTCGTGACCGTGCCCGACCTCTCGCCGGTGCTCAAGTCGAAGCTCGTCCCCGACCCGAAGTTCGTCGTGCGGCGGCGGCCGGGGATCAACGCGATCCTCGCGCGGGGTCCCGACGGCGAGGCCCTGAAGGCCCAACTGCACGTCGCGCGGGCCGACTCGTTCCCCGACGGCGGGGCCGACGTGCCGGGCGTGTGGGACGGCAAGGCCGGCAAGTGGCAGGCGGTCGACTCGTCGGAGTGGTCGCTCCTCGACGACCAGCTCGGCATCCGGATCACCTGCTCGAACGCGAACAGCTTCAACATCGGCGAGCCGACCGCCAACGACGCCCCGTTCCCCTCGGGCAAGCTCGCGATCGTCGAGCAGCTCGCCGCCCCCGGCGCCGCGGGCCCCCTGTTCGTCTTCCGGCTGACGTGCTGCATCGACGGCGACCAGGACTTCGGCATGGTCGCGGCCAGGCGGTCGGCCAGTCCCACGAAGTTCGTCCGGGCGAAACGGGTCGACGCCCGCGACCGCTATCGCATGTGGGTCCAGAGCCAGTATTCGGCCGCCGCCCCGGCCGGCACGACCGAGGACAAGGCGATCGTCGACGACACCAAGGAGGCGAAGTCCTACGCCTCGTCGGCCCGGCGGCACCTGGAGTTCGGCTCGATGGCCGGGAGCGTCACGGTGCCGCGGATCTCGACCGCCTACTCGATCGGCGACAAGATCCGGCGCATCGTCGGCCGCAACGTCGACCTCCGGACCAACCTCGGGGCCGAGACGGGCGAGTCGCCCGTGTATCCCAGCGTCACGGGGATCGCCTGGGACTGCGACGGCCGCCAGTCGACGACCCTCGAACTCGACGACCACACGGCCATGCCCCCGATCCCCCACCGGCGTAAGCGGCGATGAACGCGGCCGACGAGGCCCGCACGCTGCGGCGGCGGCTCGAGGACCTCGAACGCGCCCTCGCCGCGCGGGCCGACGCCGCCGGGACCGCCCCGTCGGCCCTGCTCATCACCGTCACGGTCGCCTCGTACCCCACCGGCACGCAGAAATACTTCGGCGTGCGGCGGGTGCGGCCGGGCGGGACGGAGAGCGAGGGGGCGACGCCGTCGCTCACGGCGTTCGGGCCGAAGTTCTACGCCGTGAACACGGGCAAGTCGAACCCGGCCGTGGGCACGTACGTGATCGGCGTCATGGACGGGGGCCGGTGGGTCTTCAACTATGGATGACCTCGCGACCCTCCGCCGCCGCCTCGACGCCGTCGCCCGCCAGGTCGACGGCGGCCCCAACGGCGGCAGGCCCGGCGCGGCCGTCCGGGTCGGCAAGGTGCTCGACGGCGGGTCGATGCCGGCGACCGTGCCCGGCATGTTCCTGCTCAAGCCCCAGCGGATCGGCGGGACGGAGTCGGAAGGCTCCGCGCTCGCGAACGCCGACGACGGCCCGCCGTTCGTCGCCCTCGTCCTCGGGCCCCGGGTCCCGGCCGTCGGCGACCTGCTCGTCGCGAGGCTGGTCGGCGGCCGGTGGGTCGCGGAGGCGTCGCAGCCCAACGTCAGCCCGTGCGCGTGCGGCCTGGTGCCCGTCGCGATGGACGTGCTCTCGGGCTACCGGCCGCCCAACTACGCGTTCGTCCTCTCGGCGAGCAGGCCGACGCGGTTCACCTACGGGGCGAGGCCCGCGGGCATGCCCGCCACCGTGAATGCCTACTCCACGCCCACGAACACCTACACCGTGGCGGCCACGCCGGCCTTCAGTTGGTACAGCGACAATTACAGCAGTTCGGGCGGCCAGGTCTACGACCAGCTCTCGTTCTTCGGCTGCGTCGCCACGATCCGCCAGTATTTCGACCAGCCGCCGGCGAGCGGCGACGTCGCCGGCACGGGCTGGTCGACCCTGGACGCGACCCTGTCGTTCTCACCGACCGGCGCGGTCAACGGAGCGCTGGCGACCATCGCAGGGTGCTCGCCGACGGCCAACACGTGCAATCCCTTCTACATCGGCAACGCCGTCTATTCGTCGTACACGTTCGTCGGGTCGCCGCGCGACTCCTACAACGAAGGCCCGTGCCTTCAACGCAACGGCTCGTCGAACATCGCGCTCGACGCCAGCGGCAACGCCGGGAGAGTGTAGGCCCATGAGCAAGCCCGCCCCGATGGTCGTCTCCGTCCTCGACTGCGGCGCCGCCGCGGACGAGCAGGTCGACTGCCTGCCCGCGTTCGTCCAGGCGATCGGCGACCTCGAAAGCCGCCTCGACGGCGACGACTGCGGCGGCGTCGTGCTCGTGCCGGCCGCGCGGCGGGCGTACCGCGTCTCGGGGCCGTTCCGGGTCCGGCGGTCGGGGATCGAGATCCGGGGCGACGGGCCGCGGGCCTCGCGGCTCAAGGGCGCGCCGGGGCGTCCGATGCTCGTCGTCGGCAACCATGACGCACTCGGCAAGGCCGCGGCCCGGTACAACGGCCCGAGCGTCTACGACTCGCCCGACCTGAAGCGGAAGGCGGGCCTCCTGCTCGTCGACGCCCACGCCTGCTTCCCCTGGCAGCCCCTGGGGCTCGGGCCGTACGCGAACGGCTTCGTCGGCACGGAGACCGTCTCGCAGCTCGCGATCGAGGCGTTCGTCGGCCCGGCGCCGGGCGCCCAGTGGACGGCCGGGCTGTGCCTGTTCGGCTCCGCCGACGACTCCCAGCGCGGTCGGCCGTGGTCGGTGTGGACGGGCTCGAAGGACCCGAACTCCGCGAAGTTCGACCAGGTCGAGCTCTGCTACCGCACCGCCGGCCAGCGGCCCGACGACTTCCGCCGGCTGGTCGCGCCCGTCGCGGGCCCGGGGCCGTGGCGGATCACGTGGATGCTCGACCTGGCCGTCGGCGTCGCCTCGGTCTGGGTCGACCGCAAGCTCGTCTCGTTCGGCCCGCTGGCCGGGGGACCCGGGCTGACGCTCGCCCCGAACGACGGCTCCTCCACATTCCTCGTCGGACGCACCGGGCCCGCCGCAAGCCTATGGCAGCCCTGCACTCCGATGCTCCTCCACGGCCTCCGCGTCCGGTGCGACCAGCCCTACCGCCACGGCGCCCCGACCGAGGCCGACGCGCAGGGCCGGGCGGCCGGCGATCAGCAGCGGTACTTCTCGGCGGAGTGGGGGGCCAAGCTCCTCGGCTACCTGCCGCTCAACGCGGGCGAGAACGACCTCATCGAAGTCCAGGGCGACTCGCGGAACGACTGCGGGCACTGGATCGCCGGGCCGAAGTTCGGCGACGACCCGTTCAAGGTCCCCCTCGGCGTCCGCGTCCGGGGCCTCGGGCTCATGTGCGACCACGGGGCCGGGGCGCTCGTCTCCAACGCGCTCGACCTCGCGTTCGAGGACTGCCGCGTCCGCGGCGCGTCGATCGCCGCCGGCTCGATCCCCTGCATGGCGAGCTACCCGGTCGCGTTCCGCGGCTGCGACCTCTCGGGGACCGACGCGGCCCTCGCGTTCTGGTCGGCGGACGTCGTCGCGACGGACCTGAACGTCAACGCCGGCCGCGTGCAGCTCGCCGCGTGCAGCTCGCATTTCGAGCGGACCATGTTCGCCTTCCCCGACCTCCGCGGCCCCGTGCGGCTCAAGGGCGGCATCTACGGCGGCATGCACCGCTGGACCGACACGACGCTCGACAACGAGTCCGACGACCTCGCCCCCGGCGCCGCCGCGATCCTCTGCGAGCAGGTCCTCGGCTCCCCGACGACGCTGGCCGTCGACGGCCTCTACATCCCCCGCGTGGGGCCGGACGCCGCGATCGTCGCCCTCGACGGCAAGGGCGGCCAGTGGGACCAGGGGTCGTTCCGGCCGTCCCGCGTCACACTCCGCGACGTCGTCTGCACCGACCCCCGCGGGGCGTACGTCGTCGAGTCGGGCGCCCTCGGCTCGTGGGCCGGGACCGCCGAGACCCGCACCGTCGCGAATCCGGAGATCCGGGCCGTCGCCGTCAACCCGGCCGTCTAGGCCCCCCCTGCGCCCGACGTCGGCCGCCCCGGCCTCGCCCTCGGGCGGCCGGGGCGTTTTCATGCGCGGGTCAGCGCCGGGGAGGCGGTCCGCTCTTGCCGCTCGCCATGCAGCTTGTGCCGCTCACGCTCCGCCATCGCGCGGGTCATCGCCCAGCGGTGCGGACTGGAGATCTTCTCCCGGGTGGGATCGGAGTTCGAGAGGTGCGCGTGATGGAGCGCGCTGGAGTACCAGGAGAGATCGCCGCCGAATGCGGCGCGGGTGTCATCCAGGTTCGAGGCGATCGCCGCCGCCTGCTTTTCGGTGAACCACTCTCGGGCGAATCGGACGATTCGTTGGCCGTCCATCGCCGCACGCCCGTCCGTGTTCGTGTGAGTCTGTTCCCCACACTGAGTCTTGTTCTCATTGAATCTGTTCTGGTGCCGAGTTCTCGGCAGGGGGGGTGCCGACTCCTCGGCAGGGGGGGTGTGCCGAGCGCTCGGCACCCCCCGTGCCGCGGCCTCGGCAGCCTGCCGGCCCGCCGGCCGGACGAGTTCCGCGGCCTCGATCGGGGGCCGGTCGGCCGCCCACGCGGGCCGATCGTCGCAGGCGCGGACGAAGAGGACGAAGCCGAGGCGGCCGTCCGGCGAACGCGAATCGGGGATGCGGGCGATCCACCTCAGCTTCTCAAGGCAGTGGAGCGCGGCCCGCATGGAACTCGAACACGTCCCCATCATCTTCGCGAGAGTGTCGTTGCAGGGCCAGCAGACCGGCGAAGATCCGGCCAGCGCGTCGAGGATGAGGAACAGCCGGAACTCGCGGTGGCCCAGTTCGTGCGACCGCGACGTGAGGAACGCGCCGGAAATCCGCGTCCACCACCGCCCGCCCCGGTTCTCGTCGCTCATCGGCAGACCTTCCTCTCGTTGACGTATTCCGCGGCGCCGGGCCGGTCCATGAGCACCGTCATCTTGCGGCGCCCGCCGCGCCCGACGAACCGTTCGATCTCCCCTCGACGCTGCATGATGCCGAGGACCGTGCGCACGGAATCCTTCGACTTCATGGTCAGGGGGGCGAGCATCTCGGGGGTCGCATAGACGACGGGAGAATCCTCGTCGGCGAGGATCTCCAGCGCGAGCGTGATGGCGTTGCGGACGAGCAACACCTCAAGTTCGACCCTGTCCATGCCGTCGGCCTCCGTTGGGTTGAGGCGGACGGCTCATTCATTGGGAGATGTTCAGGGGTGTGAGCGAGCCGCGCCCGCCATGTTTATCGGCAGGATGCAACGGCGGCAGGGTACGAAAAACGCAGAAGGATTCAAGCCCGCCCGGTCGACGGCCCGGAGATCAGTCCTCGCGGGGCCGCTTCGGGGGCGGCTCGACCAAGGGGTTATAACGGGGGTCGTAGGCGGAACACGTGAGGCCGGCGAGCGACACGGCCATTACCACGGGGACGGACGACGCGAAGGGACTTTCGCTCGCCGCGACGCCGACCATGCCGAGGGCGGAGAAGAAAAAGACGAGATAAAGAATCGCGCGAAGAACATGTTTTTCAGCCATTACGCCCCCTTCGGTCTCGCCTCGAAAGCCCATCGAGCGTGGCGTTTACCTTCTGGATAAGCCCCAGCACTTCCTCGTAATCCCGCCTCGGCATCATGAGCGTATGGAGATTACGCCGTCTCCCTTCGCAGGCGTTGATGATCACCGACGCCGCTCCGACCTGATCCACGTGGACCGAAAACGAGAGGAAATCGCCCCCGCTGGTCGTCAGCGAGCCGAGACTCAGCGTGACGCCCCGCGGCTCCGGCGGCGCGTCCTCGACTTCCAGCGTCGGGGCCTCG